GTGATCAATATAAGACTAAAGCAAGCGATGGTTCTTCAGTATACTTAGCATCAGTTGGTTCTTATGTTAACAGATCTAGATACATTAGAGTATCATCTGTAGACAGAGCAACTTTAGATTATTTATCTAATGATGGTATCAATATTAGAACAGGAGCTTATTCTGGATCACTTCCAGCTGTATCATCTGGATCTTTCCACGGTGCTTCAGGAAACTTATGGAAGTCTAGCGGACCTAACAAAATGTTTAGCGAAATAAACGCTACTAACATTCAAGGATTAGATGCAGCAGATTACGCAGATGCTATTTCAATCTTATCTAACGAAGATGAGTACGTATTTAACATCGTATCAGCTCCAGGTCTTATTTATAGCTACGGAGATCACAAAGTACAGTTAGATTCAATGATGTCTTTATCTTCTAATAGAGGAGACAATATCGCAGTAGTAGATTTAAGTCCTTACGGATCAATGGTCTCTAATGCAGCAGGAAATGCAGGAACAGTTAACAGTTCTTATGCAGCTACTTACTGGCCTTGGTTGCAAGTAGGTTCAGCTACAGGAAGAAACGAATTTGTACCAGCAGGTGTTGTTATACCAGGTGTATATGTATTTACAGACAATGCAGCAGCTCCATGGTTTGCACCAGCAGGTCTTACTAGAGGAGGTATTCCTAATGTAATCCAAGCAGAAAGAAAATTAACTAGATCTCAAAGAGATACTTTATATGCAGCTAACGTTAACCCAATCGCTACATTCCCTGGAAGTGGAATATCAGTATTCGGTCAAAAAACATTGCAGAAAAAGAAATCAGCTCTTGATAGAGTAAATGTTAGACGATTGCTAATTGATCTTAAGAAATTCTTAGGAGATGCAGCGAAAAATATAGTATTCGAACAAAATACTATAGCAACAAGAAATAGCTTCTTGAGCTCAGTGAATCCTTACTTAGAATCAGTAGTACAAAGACAAGGTCTTTATGCTTTTAGAGTAGTAATGGACGACACTAACAACACAGCAGACGTAATTGACAGAAATCAATTAATTGGTCAGATTTTCATCCAACCAGCTAAAACAGCAGAATTTATTTCTCTAGATTTCGTAATTATGCCTACTGGAGCAACTTTTGGAGCATAATTTATAATAACAGAATATTTATATAAAAGATAAACAAACATGGCAGTATTAGATCCTAACGAAATAATGTTCAGAGCTTTCGAACCGAAAGTCCAAAACAGATTCATCATGCTTATAGATGGTATTCCATCATTCATGATAAAAAATGTAAAAGCACCTACTTTTACAGACAATGTAGTAAAATTAGATCATATGAACTCTTATCGTAAGATTAGAGGGAAAAGAGAATGGGCAGAAATGACTATGACTCTATATGACCCAATAACTCCAAGTGGAGCACAAGCCGTAATGGAATGGGCAAGACTAGGATACGAATCAGTAACAGGAAGAGCTGGTTATTCAGACTTCTACAAAAAAGATATTACTCTTAACGTCTTAGGACCAGTAGGTGATATTGTAGGAGAGTGGTTAATTAAAGGCGCATTTGTAACCAATGGAGATTTCGGTCAATTTGACTGGTCTTCTGATGCAGTAGTTGATTTAGGAATCACTATTAACATGGATTACTGTGTACTAAACTTCTAAGGATCTTTTTATATACAAGAGAGCTCAACTTAGGTTGGGCTTTTTTTTTGTGTAGAAGTTGCCTAGAGAATATATTCTTCGTATATTTATATGTAGAATAAGTTACAAACAAATAAAATTTATGGAACCAAAATTTTCAATACCTACCGAACAGGTAGATTTACCATCAAAAGGACGACTTTATCCTGCTGACCATGCACTTTCATCTGGAACAATAGAGATGAAGTATATGACAGCTAAAGAAGAAGATATCTTAACCAATCAAAATTATATCGCTAAAGGAGTAGTAATAGATAAATTACTTAAATCCTTAATTGTTACAGATTTCCCTTATAACGAATTATTAATCGGGGATAAGAACGCAATTATGGTAGCAGCACGAATCTTATCGTATGGTAAGGATTACGACGTTACTATAGAGGGAAAAGACGTTACGATTGACTTAACAGAGTTGAAAGATAAAGATATCAACCTTGATGACTACAAGCCGGGAGAGAATGAATTTACCTTCTCACTACCAAAAAGTGGTAACCAAGTTACTTTTAAATTATTAACCCATGGAGACGATACTAACATAGAAAGAGAAGTTACCGGGTTAAAAAAGATCAATAAAGAGAGTAGTGCTACAATGTCAACAAGACTTAAGTACATGATTACCTCAGTAAACGGAGAAAGAGAACAAGGAACTATTCGACAGTTTGTAGACCAAGGTCTATTAGCTCAAGATGCTAGAGCATTAAGGAATGAATATACAAGACTTCAGCCTGATGTAGACTTCAAATTCTATAATATAGATGAAGACGGTCGAGGGGAGGAGGTTGATGTCCCTATTGGGATCAACTTTTTTTGGCCTGACGCCTAGTCAAGCAAGAGACTACAGGACTAGTTTATTTAGACAGATACACGAAATTTGTTTTCATAGTAAAGGTGGGTACGACTGGCATACAGTTTATAATATGCCTATATGGTTGAGACGTTTAACGTTCAATTATATTAATGATTATTTTGAAAAAAAGAACGAAGCAGCAGAGGATGCTCAACCTACTCAAAGCACCAGACCTAAAGGTCCTAATATATCTCCAGATTATAGTACTACGGCTTCCAACTAATGGAAGCCTTTACTATTTATACTAAACGTAAAGTAATAAATGGCTGAGACTCAACCAAATAAAGGAAACGAAGGAGCTTCAAAAGAAAGAGTTGCTGAATTAAAGCAAATTAACTTAGAAGCTGCAAAAGTAGAAGCAAAACTTAGAGGAGTTGCAGCTGCTTTTAAGGATATTGGTGAGTTTAGTAAAGAAGGAGTTAAAAGTTCTCAATCTTTAACCGGATTTGCTGAATCATTAGCCAAAAGCTATAAAAAGAACACAGACTTTGCTAAAGAATTAAGTGGCCTTACCACTAACCATCTATCTAGTACCAAAGAAAGAGCGTCCTTTGAAAGAAAAGTATTAGGTATACAGTCTGAACAAGCAGCTATTGCTGCCCAACTACTAGCATTACAAGAAGAAGGAGAAAACATCACAGCAGCTTCTCTAATCGCAGCAGAAACCAACACTAGACTTTCAGCAGAATCAAAGCAAATAGCTAAAGAACTAGTTGAACTAAAACAACAGGAATCTGATGCTTCAGCAGGACTTGCAGCAAATGCAAAACAATTAGGAGAAGAAAATGCTAAAATATATGCTAAATTAGCAGGATCTAATGACGCAGCTATTTCAGCAAGTATAAAACTTGAAGAATTACAAAAGAAAGGACTTGATCATCAAGATGATCGAATTAAACAAGCACAAAAAGGGGTTGAAGAAGCAGAAGCCTTAATAGACCTCCAAAACGCTCAAATGGCTCAAAACACCAATATGGTGGCGAGCATGGAGAAAGAGGTAGAGCTTGCAATAAAGAAAACAAAAGAAAAACAACAAGAAGCAGATAAAGCAGGTATTGTACAAGAAGCTGCTTCTCAAACACTCACAACATTAGTAGCTCAGGAAAACGCTGTTAAAGACTTAGTAGGTTTACACAAGATTGCAAAAGAGGAGATAGACGGACAAGTAAATTCAGCAGAAGCTCTTCAAGCTGAGATGAAAAAGATTGATGAAGCTGGAGGAGGCTTTCTTCGATCAATAGAGAATATCTCTAAAGTAATGGGTGGAATACCTATACTTGGAGATGCAGTAGGAGCAATATTTGGACAATTAACAAGTGCAAATAAAGCATACCAAGACGCTGTAGCAAAAGGAATCAGTAAAACTAAAGCTAGGTATAAAGCTTTAGCTGGTTCAATACAGGCAATAGCAGTAGCGTCATTAACTGCTTTTGTAAAATTAGCAGTTGATGGTATCTTTAAAATGTCTGATGCAGCAGCAGCAGTACAGAAAAGTTTAGGAGCAACATCATTAAGTGCAGCATCCCAAATGGGAGCTGTAACTGCAGCAGCAAGCAAACTTAAGATACCTTTACAAGAAGCAGCCGCTCTGATAGGTGAAATGAATAACGGCTTAGGAATGAGCCTTGTACAGACAAGAGAAAATGTACTTTCATTCGGTAAGTTAACTAAAAAATTCGGAGTAGCAGCAGGAGATGCATCTAAACTTCAGATCATTTCTGCTAAAACCGGTAATAATTATAAAGATTTTGTAGATAGTATTGCAGTAGGTACTGAAAGATTCAATGCCAATAACAAAGTAGCAATATCTAGTAAAGTAATATACGAAGGAATAGCTAATGCATCAGACTCAGTATTAGCCAATATAGGTAAGAACAAAAACGCATTAATACAAGCAGCTACTCAAGCCAGAATGTTAGGTCTAGAAATGGACGATATAGCATCTGCAGCAGAAAGTACATTAGACTTTGAATCATCTCTTGCTAAAGAAATGGAAGCAGAGTTAATGCTTGGAAAAGAATT